AACGCTTTACATTTGCCTCGAAATCAAACAACACGAAGTGGTATCAACTGATATCAAGTCTTGTCAGAAAAAGAAATATACGGTAAATGTATTATCATCTATTCTCTTAATTATTCGTAAAAACAGAATTATGCCAGGATTACAAATTAGTATTAAAGCGGAAGGAACTCAAGGCCGAGTTGCCATTATTGGTAACATATCAGAATGGAATCAAAACAATGCCATTGATTTCAGGGAACGATGCCAGGCGGTGAAGGATGCCGGGGCAACCTCATGCCATGTGTACATTATGACTAATGGTGGTGACTGTTTTCAGGCGAATGAGATTTACAATATCCTGGTTGAGCTATTTGGTGAGTATACCGGTGAGGGTGGAGCTATTGTTGCGAGTGCAGGAACTTACCTTGCTGTAAAGGCTTCGAATTTCACCATGGCTAAGAATGGTCAGTTTATGGTTCACAAACCTTCCGGTTATGTTGGCGGCGATGAGACTGAAATGGAAAACTATTTGAAGTTGCTCAAGAACATGACTACCTCTTACTACGAAACCTATAAGGCTAAACTGAAAAAGCCTGAAGCTGACTTTAAAGCTAAATGGGATGGTGGTGATTTTTGGATGACAGCACAGGAAGCAAAAGACTGGGGTTTTATTACTGACATTAAAGAACCTGTAAAGATTACCAAGGCTTTGGCAGATTCTATCAAAGCAATTGGTTCACCGCTAAATTTCTCACCCGAGGATATTATTAATTCACAATCAAATATTGAAAAAGAAATGAATTTACAAGCTATTGCTCTCACGCTCGGCTTAGATGCTAATGCATCCGAAGCTGATATCACTGCCCGTATTGCTGCTAATGCAAAGAAGGCTGCTGATTATGATGCCTTAGTAGCTGCTACAGCTCAAAAGGAAAAAACAGAAAAAGCGGATAAAATCAAGGCTACCCTTGATAAGGCCGAAAAGGAACATCGCATTAAAGCGGACACACGTGCTAACTGGCAATCAATGCTAGAAGCAAACTATGAAACAACTCTGAAAGTACTTGACAGTATTCAGGCTGTTGAAAAATTATCGACTGAAATTATTGCTTCAGCTGATGGCTTAGGTAAAACTTACCAAGGTAAGACTTTCGAACAATTACAGGATGAAAATCCTGATGCATTGGAAGCATTGATGAATGAAAATAAGGCTGCATACGATGCTCTTTTCGCAGACTATAAGACTCGGAACAAAATAAAATAAACCAGCCGACTTAAAACTAACTTTCCCAAAGTTGAAAGAAACTTTGGGAAAGTATATGGAAAAGAAGGTATAAAAAAGATTGAATAATTATGGCTACAACTGAAACCGGCAACTGGTTAAATCAATACGTTGCACCTCAATTGCTTCTTGAATTCAAGAACGATAAGGATGATTTTTTAGGCGTGTTGCCGGGTGCTAATCCAGCCGCTATCACTGCCGATGGTCTTCGCTTCAATAAGCTGATCAATAACGTAGGGTTCTATGTGAACAATACTGAAGGATTCACAGCTAAGAAGATGACAGGTTCAAAAACTTTTGTTCCATGGGAAAAGTATGATACTGACCCAACCGAAGTGGATGACGCTGAAATTCGTGGTTTGAATTATGATAAACGTAATATGACCCGTGTTGCTCACTCTCAGGCTATGCGCCGTGGTATTCGTGACCATGTGATGTTTAAACTGGCTCCCGGTGATGATACTAGTGCAGACATGCCAGTTATGCGCACTACAGGTGCTGATGATGGTACCGGTCGTAAACGTTTGACGTTTGCTGACCTGATTAAGTACCTGGAAAAAATCAAAGGATTGAACTTACCTGACGAAAGCCAGTATTTTATGATTCTTTGCCCTGAGCACTCAACTGATTTGATGCTTGACCGTGATTCAGCGGCATATTTTGCTGATAAAAACATCTTCTTTGATGTGACTACCGGTAAAGTGAAATCTGTTATGGGCTTCAAGTTCTTTGAAAACAACGCCGTATTGGCTTATACCTCTGCGGGTGTGAAGAAAGCCAAAGGTGCTGCGCTTGGTGCTACTGACCGTCGCGCATCGATGTTTTTCTATGCTCCTAACTCAGTGTATCACTTGGATAGCGTGAAAATTCTGTACAAACCGGAAACAATTGATACCAATTCAGCTGATCCGAAATCTGAATTCAGACTTCAGGTGTATGGTTTGATTGACCGCGTATACGAATATGGATTCGGTGCATTGGTTAGCGGAATTGTAGCGTAACAGACCACCAGTTATCAGTAAACAGTTATCAGTAATCAGTTTTAAACCTGACGGCTGATAACTGAATACAAATTGTAAAAAAGATTAGTATTCATTTTTTCATAAAACATATATGGAAACAAAAGCGAAATTAAATGTAGTGTCGAAAGATGATCAAAAGGCAATTGCTATTGATATTTTGAAACGCTACCCAAAGGCACAAAAGGTGTCGGTTGCTTCGGATGGTCAGGCTTTTATTACCGATGATGGTGATGCGGCTGCAAAGAACCATTCAAAGGTAAATATCTACGGTAAAGAGTTGGAATTGTCAGCATTTACCCGCGATGGATTGAACGCCCCCCCTTCGGCAAGCTCAGGGAACGGCTCAGGGAACGGTCTCAAGAAAGCTGATGAATTGATTGCAGAAATTAAAGCTGCAACTACAGTGGAACAAGTTGCTGAGTTATTGGCCGGCGATACCAGAACTACAGTTGTAGCAGCTGCCGAAAAACAAATCAAAAACATTAATACTCCAGCGTAATGAGTTTCAATGGTACATCGATAAATAAGCTGAATGGTGGTTTAGGTCGCACATCTGACAATGAGGATAGGGTCATTGTTTTGGTGTGCGGTTTAACTACAACGGGCACTGTAGTACACAAAACTGTGTATGAATTGCTCGACATGACAGCGGTAGAAGCATTGGGCATAACTGCCGCTAGTGATGCTTTGAATGGCGAACTAACTCATTATCATTTGAGTGAAATGTTTCGCTTGTGCCCCGGATTCACATTCCATTTATTGCCTGTGGCTAAAACTATTACGGTTGCCGATTTGGTGGCTGATGTTGCCATTCTTGGTGCAATTCGTGGTATTAAAGACAGGAATATAATCGGTATTTCGGGAATTACTTCGGCTGCGCTGGACGTGATAAACGTGGATGTGTTGGCGTTGCAAGGTATGGTGAATGCATTTGCATTGGAGCATATCCTGATTGACGGTGTGATACTGGAAGGTATAGCTAAAACATCAGCTGGGAATTTCTTTGCTGCCGGTGTAGATATATTCGACCTTAGAACTTTGGTTGCTGCCAATGTAAGTGTAGTGGTGGGAAGTGACCCGGCACAAATGGCATTGAATGCGGCTTATGCAAAACGCGCTGCCGTTGGTACTGTATTAGGGATGGCAGCTGTGCGGAAAGTTCATGAGGACTTGGGTTCTGTTGATATTGAAGTGAAGCCGTCGAGCCGTAAGGGTGAAGAAAGTTACTCACTTACCGATCAGATAACCGGGCGTTGGCTTTCGGCCTCGTTGAGCGATGGAACTCCATTTGCCAACCTGACACTGGCACAGCAAAAGGCTTTGAGTAATAAAGGCTATATCTATGTTGGCTCTTTTGCTGACTTTAGCGGCTTTTATCTTTCGGGTTCTGCTACGGCAGTGACCATTTCGAGCGATTACGCTTACTTCAATCTGAATTGTATTTGGAACAAAGCGGCTCGTATCATTCGCCGTACGTTGATTCCGAAGGTTCGTTCTAAAGTTCCGAAAGAAACGTCGACCGGCTATATTGCTTCAACATGGATTTCGAGTGCGCAACGTGCTGTACTGGACAAATTGCAACCAATGATCAATGCCGGTAATATTGATGCTGCTGATGTGTATATCAATCCCGCTCAAGTGGTGAATGAAAGTACTCCAATGGCTATCAAGGCACAGGTACAAGTTGGTGACATTGTTCACGAATTTGATGTTGACTTAGGTTTAACTTCTAAAATTGAATAGTGATGAATAAACCAACTATTGTAAACAAATTAGGCAAAATGGCCGGATGGAACTCCATCACAATGAACCTACTTGGTCGTAATGTGGAAGGATTCACAGAGTTGTCGTATGATGATTCGGTGGAAATTGAAGGTGCGCCAGGAGCGGGTATGTTTTTCGTAGGCTACGGTACAGGAAAATATGCTGCAAAGTGTTCGATAACGCTTTATACAGAGGAATGGAACGCCATTCAGGCAGCATTGCCAAAAGGCAGCATGTTGAGCGATATCAAACCTTTTCCCATCATTGTGGAATACGAGTACGATTTCAAGAAAGTAACTGATATCATCCCTTATTGCATGATTCAAGGTCGCGGTGTGGCTGTGAAGCAAGGCGATAAAACGATAGGTTACAAATCCGACTTGTTTGTTGGTGGAAAAATTGAGTGGAACGTGTAAACGGTGATCAGTTATCAGTAAACAGTGATCAGTAAAATGGTCACTGTTTAAATACTATTTAAATAACAAAATACAAATTCAAAAAATACGATTATGAAATCAAATTTCAAATTCAAGTTATTGCTTTTAGTGGCTGTGATGGCTACAGCGTTTTTCTGTTTTGGTAACGCTCAGGCGTGTACTTCAGTAGCGCATTTTGCGCAAAACATTTCGAGTGAACATGTGGGTTATGCATTGGCCGCTGTGGCTATTGTTCCACTTAGTGAGTATGTGAAAACTAATTGCACTATTACGGCTGATCAGATCAAAGATTTGACCTTAAAGCATGGTAAAATAAAGATTATGACAGTTGTTGTTGAACCACCTACTTACGACGAGAAAGGTAATATTACAGATAAAGGTGAATTCTATAGTTATGCTGTGAAACGTCCGGATGCTAGTGTTATCAGATTATTGGTTGATTATGCCGAAAAAGGTGATAATGATGGATATTTGAAATGTGTTGTAGCTAATCTGATTGTTGCCGGTGATTTAAATATAATCGAAAGCGATGGTCTAGTCTATGTCGGCCTTATTTCTGAGGCTAAACAGATGGTGAAGCCTTATCAAAGTTTTTTAGTCAACGCATAAAGAGAAACGTTCGAGAAATCGAAAGTAGTCTGATAAAACAAGGCGATGCCATCATCCGTAAGGAATATGGCATTGAGCCTGAAACATTGGACTACGAAAGGTGGTGTAAGCTTTATGCTGAGTTCTTGTACATGAACAAAGTAAACCACGCAAATAAAAAATCGGCCATCATATCAGCGGCCAACGTAATAGTAGAAGCATTCAACAATGTCAGCTCAAACAACCCAGTGGATTCTTGAACTTATAGATAAAGTAACCGGTCCGATGAAAGGCGTTACAACCTCTATTGAAAAACCGCTTGCCGGTATCAATAAGTTGGAACTAAGTTCAGGTAAGGCAATGGATGCTATATCTAGTCAGGTACCTGGCGTTGGTAATGCAATAGGAATGTTGACAAATCCATATATGTTGGCCGCTGCGGGGGCTGCCGCTCTTGGGGCAGCTGCTTACAAAAGCATTGATATGGCACTTGGTTGGGACAGTGGACTTGCCAAAATAAATGTAACCGCTCAGTTGACAAAAAAAGAACTAACCGGTTTGTCTGATGAGCTGCTTACAATTGGTAAGGACAATGTTGCCCCAATAGAACAAATACCCGATGCATTTAATAAAATTATCAGTGCCGGTTTGGATGTGAACACATCGCTTCAGGTACTTGAGCCAACATTGAAAGCTGCAAAGGCAGGTTTTACGGATGTGGGCGAAACCGGAAAGGCTGCTGTAGCTGTAATGAATTCGAGTGGTGAAGGCATCACGAAAGTATATGATGTGCTTTTTGCTACTTTGAATAAAGGTAATGCCGAATTTGGTGACGTAGCTCAATACTTGCCGAAACTGATACCAATGGCACGAAATGCGGGTTTTGCACTTGGTGAAACAGCGGGTGCATGGGCTTACCTTACTGCCCAGGGACAAACTTCGGAACGTGCCACTACATTGGCACAAAATGCAATGAAAGCATTGGCCGACCCTGTAAAGATTGCAGCATTCAAACAAATGGGTATTAATCTTTACGATAGTCACGGTAAGATTTTGCCACTTGTAAGCATTATCGACAAACTTTCGTTGAAAACAAAAGGACTTAGTGACCTGAGTAGAGCAAAGTTTTTCGGTAATATCGGTTTAGATCAGGAAGCGGCTTCATTCTTTGCAACGGCCACTCAGGATGCACAAAAGTTTAGAGAAACGATTGATTTTACAACGAATAGCCAGGGACAACTTGGTGAGGCGTATAAGAACTCAATGACTCCGCTTGACAGTTGGCATCAGTTGACAAATATGCTTCAGGGAAGTATGATGCAGCTTGGAGCGAAAGCATTACCGGTTATCAATTCTATAGGTCAAGGGATACTTGATACAATCGCGTATTTCAAAAACCTGTACAACGAGTCGGCATTGTTCAGAGATATTCTTTCAGGGTTAGGTTATTTGGTTGAAGTCAGTTTTAATGCCATTGTTCGCCCAATACAAAATGCCTGGTACTTTGTAAAAGGTTTGTGGGGCGATATCACTTTACTTATTACGCAGATTGGTGCGCTTGGTGGTGGATGGGAAAACATGTACGCTAAAATAAAGCCAATTGTGTACTACATGAAAGATTTATTCGGTCAACTGGCCACTATCATGTACAAAGTGATTACGTTGGATTTTAAAGGGGCTGTTGAGTCGTTCAAAGCATTTAAAATGCCAAACATGGCCGATATGCAAAAGCGCGTAACGGCCGACAATAACGCTTCAAAAATCAGTGATGATAAGAAGTCGATTGATTTGTCGAAAAAAGGTGTAACGCCAATTATACCAACTAAAAATTTGGATTTTGGAAAATCAGGTTCGGGCAAAGGCGGCCTATCAGGTTCGGGCGGTGGTGTAGGTGGTGCAAAAACCATTAATCAAAAGATTGAAATTAAAAATTACTTCAATGTATCAGGCGGTGGAGATGTGCAGTCGATAGCCGAAACGGTTATCCGCGCCATTAATGACAGGCTAAGGGATGCAACGGTAGCACTTCAGTGATAAGTGACCCCCAACCCCCTAAAGGGGGCTTAAAGAAAGAAAAATGAACGACTATAACCCTATTATTAGTATTGGTACTGCGGTTGCATTGCTGCAAGATGTATTTGGACAGCCGGTATATTATATCCCTGGTATCAGCAACGATGCTGAACCGGATATGAGTTACAACATGTCTGTAGCCAGTGCTGAGGAATATGATCGGTTGAGTCAGTTTGGTACTCCTGTAGTGGGAACTTTCACCATAAAAGGTGGAAATTATAAGGTTTATGATAAAGTTTCCGGAAAACTTGTCGACAAAGAATATAGCGATTTTGAGTTCCCGTTGGCAACTATAGTTGATTTTTCGAGACCGAAAAGCATCACTAAAACACCAACGATTGGAAGTTCGGGAACGGTAAAAGAAATATTCGGGTTTGAGGATGCGAAAATTAGTATTCGCGGAATATGCATTGATGACCCGAGTCGAAAATCGTACAAGACAGCAAAGGAACAACAGGCTGCATTGTGGGCATTGAATGAAATAGCTGATTCACTGAGTATACTGAAGGGAAATATATTTCTCGAAAAGAATATAACACGTTTTGTGATGGAGGATATTCAGTTTAGTGCTGTGCAGGGTAAACCCGGTATGATCCAATTTGAGGTGCCGGCGGTAAGTGATGAGGATTTTTTGATTATGGATATTTAAACGCTGAATTATGACATTTGCTTTTTATGGAGAAATTGAATTTCCGGCTATCCGTAATCGGGCAAAAATAACGATACGAAAGTTTAGCAAGGTAAAGACAGAGTGTAGTTGGAAGAAATTGACTGATACGGCCAGTGTAACGCTGCCACGAAAGGTAAAAGATTTTGACCGGTACAAAGTGAATGATATTTTTCAGGCGGGCGACCCGGTGATTATTAAGTTAGGTTACGACGGTGATCTATTCGAAGAATTTAGTGGATATATTTTCAAGATAACTACCGGAGTACCGATAGAGATAACGCTTGAGAACGAAATGTACATGCTGAAGCGCGAAACGGTAAGTATAAGTAAAGCATCCTGCACGCTTAAACAATTACTCAATGAAATTGCACCGGGTTATACGGTTCTATGTGATAATACAGCTATCGGTTCGGTTCGCTACTCTAAAAAGTTGGTGAGCGAGATACTGGATGATCTGAAAAGTAAAATGGGTTTGTATACCTATTTCCGTGGCAAAACATTGGTTTGCGGGCGTACTTCGATAGATGGCGGTAAGCGTGTGAAGGTAGTGCTTGAGAAACAAGCCCAGGAAACGCTGAAAGAAAAAAATATCGAACAGGTATATGTTCGACTTGAGAGCCTTCAGCGCAACGGTAAAATGCTGAAAGGTGAGAAAGGTGAAAAGAAAGGTAATACTATCAACATCAAACAACCGAACCTCACCAAAATCGAAATACAAAAGATTGTTGATGATACTTACGATAAGGCAACAAAGCCGGGGCTGGATGGCGATTTGACACTTTTTGGTACTCCACGCCTTGAACATGGTATGGTGGTAGACTTGAAAAGTATGCTTTATCCCGAAAAGGATGGAGCTTATTATATCGACAGTGTAACAAAAACGGTGGAGATTGGACAAGGATATCGGCAGGTTGCTAAATTAGGCGACAAAACTAGTTAGACCCCCAACCCCCTAAAGGGGGCTTTAAGAAAAAAAACAACGGCGCATTTTAAGCGTCACTAAACGATTTTAGGGTTATGAGCTTGGAAACGGAGGCAAACGAATTTATGAGCCTATTTAAACGCCATTTAAACGGGTCTATGCAAGCGCAGATACGATGGGTAACATGCAAAACCGTTGACTGGGCTAAAAAGACAATGGTTGCCGATGGTGTGAGTGATGAATTGCCTTATTATGATGTTGCTATCGGATTTGGATCGGTAGATATTAAGCCGGCTATTGATAGCGATTGTTTGATCGCAATTTTGGAGGGTCAGGAGTCGGTTGCTTTTTTGATATATGCCGTGGAAGCTGAGTTGATGGAGTTCAATGGTGGTGAGAATGGTGGCCTTGTAAAGCTAAAGGAGTTAACCGATAGTCTGAATAGTTTGAAAACCTATTGTGAGTCGCTAAAATCGGCTATTGATTCAGGTTTTACAGCAGTAGGAATTGGCGCAGCTGCTAACGGAACGACAGCAAAAACGGCTTTCGATGCTGCAATGGCTACTAAAAGCATTCAGATAAAGGCTTTGGATAATAAGAAAATAACACATTAACCCCTCCGCTACGCTCGTCCCCTTCGAAAGGGGACATTAAGAAAGAGAATATGAATAAAGATAGAAAAGGAATATTATTGACACCTGATTTTGAACTGGCCATAAATGTGGTAAGGGATGAGAATGGGTTGATTACTTCGGGCTTGGTAGTTGGAAATTCAATTGATCAGGATGCTGTAATTATCCTGAAGCTTCAGCAAGGCGATTTGAAAGAAGATCCTTTACTCGGTCCCGGTCTAACAAAATTCATCCGGGGTAGTGTTGATAAATCGCAAATTGATAATCGTATTCGGCAGCATTTTACGCGTGG